ATATTAGCAGTTGTTCTGTATGTTCCAACTACGTAATTACCGAAGCCGCTTTTTCTTTCTATTTTAGCCATTTGTTGTCTCCTTTTTAAAAAATAGTAACTCCCTAAAATTCAACGGACAGGTTGGACGTTAGTTCGTTACCGTTTTATTAAAGAAAAGATTAACAATATATGTGAATGTGTTTGTATGATCACTTTCAGCCAATATTTGTATATTCTTTTCTCGTTATTGGCAGTCTACACTCCGTAGACTGTGTATTACATTTATTTAGTGTGGATGGGTAGAAAATTGTGTGTTAATATTACTTTCTACGTGTTTTTAGGGCTCTTTGATGCAATCCTTTTAAAATTGCTACGGTTCCTGGGCCTGCTTTAACAATATCGTCTATCATTTTAATTGCAGGAATATATGCACCAACTATTGTAGCAGGTATAGATTTTCCTGCTAACGCAAATTCTATAAATCTTTTTAATTGAACTATGCTTTTAGTTCCAGTAAGATATCTATACATAGCAAGGTCTCTGCCTTCTACACCTATATCAGGTACACTAATTTTAGGTTCATTATCTTTAACTAATCCTGTTTCTAAATTTTTATCTGTAATTAATCTTTGTAAATGTTGTATAATATCACTATTTCTTAATTTTGCTCTAGCGGCATGAAGTAATCTAGTAACTGCTTTTTTACGAGTTGTTGGAGTTAAACTAGTATAATTTAATATGTCTCTTCTAACTGTTTTATAGTCGCTGTTTCTAATTTTTAAAGCAGATTCTAAGTTAGCGAATAATTGAGTATCAGTACTTTGTGTTCCACTTGCTATTTTTGATAGGTATCTGTTTAAAGCCATGGTAGGAAATGAAGTAGCTTTTCTTTTTGCCATAGCACTCTTAGGATCTTTTAATTTATTCATTGCTCTTGCGTCACCTGTAACAAAATATATAAAATTGTACAAGTCAGTACCATTCATTCTAAAATTTTTATAGCTAGAATAAGTTGTTGTATTTTTAGCATATGCTCTTGCAAAATGTTTGTATGTTTTATATTTGCTTAATAGTTCTAAAATAAGAACAGTTAGATATAATCTTTCAGTACAGTCTGTATAAGTCAATATTTTAGTGTCACTTGAATTACGAGTCATTCTCGCTTCATATATTTCACTAATAAAAGGAACCCCAATTGTGTCTAACATTAATTTAATACCTCATTTAAAGCAATTATCATTTTTAATTTGCTAGTGCAACGTTTGCCGTGGGTCCTGTTTTTGGGCCACCTTCTTTTGCTTTTGCTTTAAAAACTATGTTTGCTTCATCTAATTCTACTTGTTCACTCCAAATACCTGGTTTTTTTAATTCTTTTATTAATTTAGGCACATTTTTTAAAACTTGTTCTGCTTTTATTTTTGTGAACATAGATACTTGCGATTTGGTTTTAAAATATTCTTTCTTTACATCTTCAGCAAGTTCTACATACATTTCTAAATGTGCTATACTTTGACCAACTAAATTAGATAGTTGTAAACCTTCTTTTAATTCTTCTTCTATAAATTTTTGGGTCAACCAAACATTTAATTGTTTTTTGGTTACAAGAGCTTTTCTACCATAATCATAAACTATTTCATATTTACCATCACTTACATATTTGCCCTTTGGTTTAAAAGTAATTGATTTAAAATTTGTAAATTCATCTAATACTTCTTCTTTAAAATTTAAAGTATGTTTTGTAATTGAAACATCTTTAACACCACCCATACTCTTTAATATTTTTGCTCTTTGTTCGGCATCCTTTTCTGTTTTATATGCCTGTACTAATCTTTTTCCATCTAGTGAATATCTAACTGCAAATCCTGGTAGTTTAGGAGTTCTTTTTCTACCACCGCCTTTTACTCTTCCTTTTACTTTTCCACTGCCTCCTACCCACAAACTTTCATCCTGGGCACCACCATCATCTACGTTCATGTACATTTGTCCAAATAGTGTTATCATGTCTGGTGCTGATAAAAATTTAGCAAGAGTAGTTGACCCTTGTGCATCTCTAGTAAATTGTCCTCTTAAAGCAGGTTTAATTTGATTAGATGTCATTAAATTTCTTAACATTTGGGCTTGAGCTACTGTAACCTTAAATTGTTTATTATCATCTGTAATTACGGTGTCGACTGGTTTAGGATTGCCTTGGCTGTCTAAAACTTTTCCTAATTGATTGAATAAAGAGTCTTGTTTAAAGTCTTTATTATATGCTGGTTCTTGATCAGCTGGGTCTCTAAATTCATTAAATCTCATATTATTCTCCTATCTTGTATTTATTGCTCTGTTGGCTTGAGTAAACCCAGATCTTCTAACTAATTTTATACCGCCCAAAACATATCCTTCTCCACCGGGTTTACCATTTATAGATGCTTGAACATCTCCTGGTGCTGAATCTAGTTGGGTGATAATATTGTCTTTAGCATTCATTATACCACTAACAGTATTCCAAAGTGCTACAAAGCCATTTATGTTTTGTTTTACATATTCTATAATTTTTTGTTTCTTTGGTTCACTAACTGCACTAGTTAATAACCATCTAGAGAAATCGTTACCTAAATTTTGAAGTCCTTGATCAACTTTTGCGTTAGTATATGCATATAATATTTTAGGCAAATCAGTTAATTTCATACTAGCTAATTTGTTTTTGTCTAACAAAGTATCTATTAAATTAGCATTTTGACTTACTATACTTTTTATTTTGTTTAATGCGTCGGTGTCTACACTTACTTTCTTGTTTACAGTTGTAGGTGGAATTACAAATAATCCACGTCCTTGAATATATCTATTAAGGTCTTTAATTTGAGAAATTTGTCCTTGTTCGCCCATCATATTGTGAACAACAACACCTGCTTTGCTTTGCCCAATTTTTTTACCTAGTTCGCTTTTAGCATCAACACTATATTCTACTACATTAGGTTTAAAAACATATCTGCCATTGGATTGTTGAGGTGTTGCAAAATATAACATATCACCATTAAAGTAACCTTGAAACTTATTAGGAATTGCTTTTGCTACTGTATTAAAAATAGGAACAATTTTATCTGCATAGGCTTTATATGATTTTGTTTTTGAAGGATTTTTTTTAGCTCTGTCACTAATCATTCCTTTTAAGTCAGCAGAGTTTGTTGCTCTACCATCATATCCTTGTGCATGAAATCCACTTTTGTCTGTAAAAATAAATTCTCCATTAGGATTTCTTCCAAACACTACTGCTGGAGAACCATCCCATTTAATTGTAAGGTTATTAGTATTTTTAGCTAATCCTTCTAATTGTCTTATAGCATTTAAGGCTCCTTGGCTACCATTCCAAAATACAAGGTCTTCGGCATGGTCAATTCTGCCTCCTGTTTCTAATAAAGGTGTTTTACAATTACCTGTAACTTTTTTAAACTCTACTAATTTCATAGATTAACCTTTGCTAATAAACCTTTAAACCATATAGGGCTTCCTTCGATAACGTGTTCAGGTAATGTTTTTCCTATTTTTGCAAGACTATCTCTAAAGTCTGCAACTAATTCGTTATAGTCAGATGCACCTCTAATCATTTTATGAATGTTTTCTACACTATCAAGATCAGATCCTTTAGCATTTCTACCTAATAATAAACTTGCTATCTGATCAGGCTTTTTAGATACAGGTTCGTTTGTATCTCTTTTTAATAAACCGTTCTTGTGACTCCATTTATATCCTCGTGCTTTAGATATACTAGCAATGAATACGTGTCTATCCGCTCCAGTATAGTTGGAGCCTGGAGATGAGCCTTTCAAACTCCAGGACATCCAATTTGGGTCACCGAACATTAAGTCAGTTTGTACGAATCCATTTTTAACATTACCGTTAATAGGTGTTTTAAAATGAACGCTAATACCACTTTTCTTAATCCATTTTGACGGGTCTTGCTTATTAGCTTGAGCCCATTGCGTCAATTTTGATACTAATTGGTCTTTTGTAATTTTAGATTGATCTACAGCAACATCTATATCTCCACTTGTAGGAGATGTTCCTGTAGTTCCTAATTTGTTTGATTGTAAAGGTAATCCTGTAATTTTTTCTAGCCAGGCAATAGTTGGGTCTACGTCTGCTTGATTAATTCTTTGTGTTGCTGGTTGGCCGGTAGGATTTTTAAATATGTTTCCGCCTTCATTAATTTGATTCATCTTGTTTACCCTCTATGATCTTCTTAATGCCGACTTTGAATTTTTTTGATTCACCATTCTTAATAGAATTAATGAACCTTCTCTCTAATTCTTGGGCCTGCTCAGGAGGGTAGTTTTTATTAATGACGTCCAACAGGTTAACAGCACTTTCTATTATGTTGCTACCTGTAGTCTCAAGAAATGCTTCTGTATCCTTGACTCTATGAATACTATGCAAATCATCTAATATTGATCTTGTTATCTTTTTCATTTACCTGTCCGTTTGACCCTATTAGCAGTATTTACCGCTTTAATGGTGAATATGCCACCGGATCAAGAGTACTTTAATTGTATTATTAAGGTGATTTTGTTGGAGCTGGGTGATTATTGGGATCTTTTTGACAGCTAGGGTCTGCAGGTGCGAAAACACATCCGATTACTTCGCCTATTAAAAGGATATTACCTATGTTTGATTTGGGGGACGTTGTAAGATTAGTAGTAACTGGCGTAGCACATCCTTGGAGTAATGTTATAAACATTACCCCTATAAAAATAAGTAGCCAGGTTTTATTAGAAAAATCCATTATTGTTGCCCCGTTTGATTCATATCCATATTCAACATGGGTTTATTGCCTGCTTCTAGCCATTGTTTCCATTCAATGAATGCACCTTCAGTTAAACAATGAATTTCACCTCGAGATTCAGGAAAAGTAGATGTAAAATATTCTTTTACCATAGGAGACGCCGCTTCACAGTTCGTCAGACTATTGTAAGTAGACTCTTGCCAGACACCTTGGCAATCTAGTCCTATACAAAATATTATTATCATAAAAATTTTTTCCATTTCTTTTTCCTTCGTCCACTAATTTATTTACGGTTAAAATCCGTAAAGTTAAATGGCCATAAAAGTTAAGTGAGTTTATTTCTTGCTAGTCAGCTTATTGATTAATTCGAACGCAACTTTAACCTTCTCTTCAAGCACTTTGATTCGATAATGCGATTGTGCTAAAGTCACAATTAGCAATACGAAAGCCACTAATAGTGGCCATAGTCTTGATACAATTAATAAAAGGTCCGCGTCCATAATTAAAACTATTTATATCTAAGAAAAGGTGGGTTAATTTGTTATGGTATATACCTTGATAAACTCGGTTTTGCCCTTAACTTTTATGTCATCAATGTATTCAAAATTATAATTGAGCTTGGCTCTATCAACTGTTTCTTGACCTATGACTATTGTTTTACCAAGTGTCTTTGAACTAGACTCTAATCTAGAGGCTAAATTTACAGCATCTCCTATTACAGAATAGTCAAATCGTTGTTTAGAACCCATATTGCCTACAAGTGCTTCTCCTGTGTTTATACCTATCCCAATATTAATTTGTGGCAACCCTTCTGCAATAAGTTCAGCATTCAACATAGCAAGTTCTTCTTCCATTTCCATTGCACTTTGAACTGCACATTCTTCGTGTTCTCCATTCTCTATTGGAGCATTCCAAAATGCCATAATACAATCTCCCATAAACTTATCTATTGTTCCACCATTTTTAATAATAACATCTGTCATACGTGTTAAGAATCTATTAATAAGTTTTGTAAGTCCTTCTGGATTGCCTTTGTACTTTTCACTGATAGGTGTAAATCCTCTTATGTCTGAAAACAAAAATGTCATTGTACGAGTTTCACCGCCCAACTTTAACAGTGATGGATCTTTTTGTAATTTCTTAACCATGTCGGGTGCAAGGTAATGTTCAAACTGTCTTTTGATTTGTTGTCTTAATCTACTTTGTGTTGCAAAATTATTGTATGTGCTATGTGACCAAATTAAAAATATGTATAATATTGCAAATGATGGATCAATTAAAAATCCTTTATTTGCATAAGCCATAAACGATCCATAACTTATTCCACTTAATACAAAAATTAATAATGGAACAGAAAGTAGTACAGATGCCCTAGGAATTAATATAATCATTAATAATCCTAATAAACCCATAAACAAAATTTCATATGTATCTGCTTGTGGTAATCTAAACAAATAATCTCCTGTTAATACAGTATCTAATGTTTGAGCAGATATTGTTTGGTCAGTCATTAATCCATATGGGGTATCTTTTAATGTAGATAAGCCTGCGGCATCTAAACCAACTATAATAATTTTTCCTGCTATATCTTTTTTATCAATTTTGCCTTTTAATATATCTCCTGCAGACAAATGAATATAGTTGTCTGGATTTGCGTAGTGAATATACATTTCAGCATTATGGTTGACTGGTATGCCTGAATTTTTTGCAACTAATACTTCATCAATACCATGTGCTTTTGTAATAATTTTAATTGCTCGTGATTGATTTATTATTCTAATATTTTCTAATACCATGCTAGGATATAATTTAGATTCAATACGAATTAGAATAGGTACTTTTCTTACTACTGAATCAGGTTCGGGTGCTGTAACATTTACACCTATTCCTTCGGCACCTGCAGATAACGTAGCTAAAGGAGGAACGATGCCTGCGTAGTTCCATATCCATGGTGTGGCATCTCCTTTTTGTATAATATTTGTTGTACTAGGTAAAATGTTATCGCGTTCATTTTTTACACTCATCATTAAAATGGTATTGCCTGATTCTTTTATTACTATTGCAAAAACTCTATCTGTGTCTACTAAATTTTTTTGTAATAGTTCTCTAGTGTCATCGGACATAGGAAAAGAATTAAGATACTGCTTTGATCCCATACGGTCAGGTTCAGCAAAAAGAATATTGTAATTAATCATTACGGCTCCTGCATCACTTATTCGTGCATGGAGCATAGCCATGATATGTCTGGGCCAAGGCCATTGACCATATTCTTTTAAATCTTGTTCTGTAATGTCTACAATAGCAACCATATCACTAAGGTTGGCTCGTGGTGATTGTATTTGGAAATAATCCCAAGTTTTATATCTTAAAGTTTTAACGTAATCAGAATCTTGAACTCGTACAAATAGCAATAGAATTGCAAATGCCAAGACCATCCAACGTGAAGTAAAAAATTTCATTACCTTTCCTGTAATGCCTGTCCTACACTATTATGAAATGGTGTTGTGACATAACTTAATATTGTTCGTTCTCCAGTTAATATAAAGATTTGTACTTGT